TGTGTTGGACTACTACTACTATCGCTAATACTGATTTGCCAACCTACCGCACCTGTGATGGCACCTGCTGCTGCCACAGTATATGTTGGGAACTTAATAGGAACTGCTGATGTGACCTTGGTAGATTCGATGGTTAAGATATCACTTGCTGTGCCTGTTGTTCCAGTTGGTGTGGCACGAATAACAGTTTTGTCTGCTTGACCACGATAGATACTATCAGTGTCTGCGGCAAAGTTATCAGTAGAAACGCTAATACCAACTTGGTGGAATCCGCTGGTTCTATAACTGGCATCAAATCTGGCAATGTTATCTGTAGTGACTGTACCACCAGTACTTAAACGGAAGTCAACACCATCATTATCATTACTACCAGTTGTATCTGTTCTTTGATAACGAACCAACAAGGCAGGTTGCGTTGTATTCACTGTGCCTTGTCTAATAAAATTATTAAAACCACTTACTGTGAATGTAGCACTACCAGCACCAAGTTGGGCGTAATTTACACCTCCATTGGCAAAGTTGGCAAATGTAGTACCAAACTGAGCGTATGTTGTACCAGCACTAGCAAGACTGGTACTTGTAGAAGCAAATGTTGCGTATGTTGCTGTATTTCCGCTATTAGTAATTGTAGTTGAAGTACCACCAATTCTGGCAGAAGTATCAGTCAACACCAGGGCAGATGTGCCTGTTGTGTTATTAAAGAATGTGCTACCACGCTGAACTTGTCCAATTACGGTTGGTGCAGCGTAGTTGCCACTTGGAATCTGTAAGAACTGTAGCTTATGATTACCAGCAGTTTCATACATTGAACGAATAGCATTTTGACCAGCAGATATTTGTGTGTTGTCAGTACCAACATAACCAAATCCTATCCATGGACCCTGATCAGCAACACGAACTGAATCAGCACGATTACGAGTTAGTTCAAATACTAAGTTTGAAGCAGCGCCAGCCGCTGTTCTTGTAAAACGACTTATGCTACCGCTGTCAGCAATAAATTGTGTACTAACACTTATAAGACCAGTACTGTCGGCAATAATCATTGCAGCAGTACCATCTTTCGCTTTGATGTTAGTCACTTCTAAGTTTGTAGTATCTACTGTAGTAATACTAATATCATCAGCAACTAAACTGTTGTTGACGGTAGTAGTACCTGTGTTTGCACCAATACTTACTGTAGTAGCTGCTCCACCAAGGTTGACTGTAGTTGAAGTTGTATTGGCAATGTTTGCTGTGGCGCTGGTAGTAATAATGTCTCCACCGTCAACAGTTAAATCACCAGGTGTTCTAACATCAGCACCAGTTAAGTCAAGCGCAAGACCTGTAGGGCTGTATATATAACCATTACCACCCAATGTTAAATCACCACCTAATACAGTATTACCGCTTGCATCTAATAGTGTTAATTGCTTTGTAATACTACCACCAGTGTATTGACGAACATAAATTGGATCATTGCCGTCATCGCCTGTGGCAATTTCTGCGTAGCCTGCGTTTACACCAGTTGCTCCGCCACCATACTTCCAGTAATCATTACTACCAACTGTGCCACTGATACCACGATTTGTTGTGGTGCTGTTATCAGTGAATGCAATGTTGCCAGTGACTTGACTATTAACCGTGACTTGATCACCACTGCTACTACCAATTGTAAGTCCATTAAAAACTGTAGCAGTTCCATTAATATAAACAACATCACCTACTGTATTACCCAAAGTAGATGATCCGTTGATCTGTAAGTTTTGGTTAGCAACAATACTACCATTTGTATTGATGTCACCTGTGGTGCCATCTACTGTGGCCGCAGTATCACCTACTGCTAGACCAAATTTTACTTTAAATTTTTCGTTTGACATAATTCACACAATCCTTATGTTAGTGAGGTTCTTACCACACTGAATACTGTACTGGTAGCACTTGCAGGTGTTATCAGCAATCTTAAATTACCACCGCTAACATCAGCAGTAAAACTTGCTAATGATGAAGTGTTATACATTTCACCATATGTTGTTAATAATGCGGTGGTTGCATCTACTCTTAATGTTGTAAAATTTATACAATGCACATTTGCACCTTGAATAATATTAATCATACCTGACATCATATTTCTTGCTGTAGTAGTCAATGGTACTGTAGCAGTTGCTGTTGTTGTTAATGTTCCAGAATCTAAACTTGCTCGGCCATCAATGACAACGATACCAAAATTAACAGTATCAGTTGTATCTAAGTTTTGATTTGGTATGTTTAGGTATGTAGTACCATCAACAGTTGTTTGCCATCTATCTGTGGCTTCATTCCATTTAATTACTGGATCACCAACACCTGGTCTCTTAACAGTAATAAAACAATCAGCAGCTGCACTTTCTTCATTGTTGAAGTAAATGTTGTTGCCGTTTGTGGCCAAACTATTACCACCAATTACCTGATCATCCACATATAAACTGTTGCTGATGTTCCATAAGCTAATACTTTCAAGCCAGTTTATTGTTGCATCAGTACCACTGCTGCCACGATTGGCCACAATACTCGCATTAGTTGCGGCACCTACATTTTCAGAGTTTAGTGTTAGTGTAGCGCCAGCCAGGTCAATTATTGTACTATCAAATGTAGCAATTGCTGGACTGCTTGTTCCATTATTAATACTTGTTCGTAATTCAATTGCAGGATTTGTAGAGCTGTAGATACCAGCAATAGTAGCAAACTGATTTGCACTTCCTGCTGAACCACCAGGAGGGGCTTGTGTATCACTAACAACTTGGAATGATAATGCTGTTCCTGCACCGTTGGCATAGGTGCCTACACCTGGAGTTCCAATTGCTGCATTGCTATAATCTTTACGTATATACAACGATGTGTTAAAACCAGCAGGTGGACTTAAGGGTCTGTAATTGAATACATTACGCTCATTTGCATCTGTAGTATCAACTCTATTATCATTGACCCACTCACCATTACGATAACTTAATAGTTGTCCGTTATAGAATGGTGCTGTTAATGTAGCATCAATAAAATCATGCCATACACCATCACCACTACTCCATTCAAAATCATCGCTTGTAGCATTCCATCTAATAGTAGCATTTGCGCTAGGAGCAACACGACCAAAGATTAAACTGGTGTTTACATCTGCTTTAACAGCATTAATAGCAATATTATCTGCTTGAACTGATAGTTCACCAACACTGTTTGTAGTACCATTAACATCTAATGCGTATCCTGGTGTAATAGTATTAATACCAACTCTGTTTGTGGTTGAATTAACAAACAGCGTGCCAGCATCAACTGTTAAGTCGGTATTAATATTTACATTACCATTTACATCTAATGTAGCGTCAGGATTGGTTGTATTAACACCAATTTGATTGACAAGTTCAGCAAAGTTTAAAGTTAATCCAGTACCATTGGTTAATGCAATTGCCGCGCCAGTAGTTGTTAAACTTAATCTACATTGTGTAGTTGTAAACCCTGCAGATAACACATAGTAATAGGTATATTGTGTCAACCCGTTTTGTGTGGTTGACATGTATTTGATACGCTCACCAACAGCAAAACCATGAGCACTACCAAACACCAATGTATTACTAGTAATAATACTTGTGGCTGTGCTAAAGTTGCCTGCAGCAGAGTAATCAACAAACAGACTGTTATTTTCAAATTGAGTATTATTACTGTTTAAATCTAATAAAGTGTATGAGCCAGGAAAACTACCTGGAGTTGGTTCAGCAAAATTGTCATTGCTCCAAGCAAATGCCAAACTAGCAGTTTTGTCTGTGCCATTCCAACTACTACCCATTGAGGCAAATAATCTTTCAGTAGGATCACTAACACCGCTTGTTCTAGCAAATGTTATACCTGGACCAGTATTAACTGTATCGTTGCTGACTACATCAGTGATACGATTTATTAATCTAATGCTTGACTTTTGCTCACTTGGACTTATGTCTGTGCTTAAATTTCTGCGTTCTAATATTGCAGGAATATCAGTTTGTGTAATGTATATCTGATCACTAAGTTCAAACCTGCTGTTGGTGTTATCCCACTTTAGATATTCAGTACTACCCTTCATGTATAGATAACTGTCAGCGGCTGTGTTATTGGCATTAATTCTTACTTGTTCACCATTAACATCTAAGTTATTGCCAAGTGTAGTTGTTCCTGTAGCTGCACCAATGTTTGTAGTAGTTGACGCACCAAATGCGTTTACAGTTGTAGCTGTAGTATTCAGTAAATTGAATGTTGTTGCTGTGGTAGTTATATCACCACCATTAACTGCTAGATCTCCTGATGTGACTACACTATTATTAAAGTCCCATGTATCTGTTGCTTCATTCCAAGTCAGTGTGGCATTTGTACTACTACCTCGTTCTACTGTGATTGAAGCATTTAAACTTGGTACACCTGCTACTTGTGAATTTAAAGTTATGTTAGACGCATATAAATTTGCTGTGGTTTTATCTAACAACAACAACGGTGCGCTAGGTGCTACAAAGTTGTCAATGGAACTGTTGACTAAAAATTGTGGATCTGTTGCGCTGTATTCAAAACTAACAATACCATAATTGGCAAGAGCTTGACTATTACTATCTACACTAAAGTTGATACCAACACCATCATTAGTTGCGCTACTATAATTTGAAGCACCAAAATCTTTACGCACAAATAGCGCAGCATTTGTACCAGCGCTGCTATTTTCGTACACAGCAGTTAAACGATCACCAGCTGCTGCACTTGAAATAACATTGTTGGCAGTCCATGCACTACCATTCCAGTACAGCACTTGACCTCTAGCAGTACCGTTTGGAATATCATCGGCAATAGTACTAATAGTAATAGTATTAGCATCAGTTCGTGTGACCGTAATGTTTGTACCATTTGCAAACTTTACACTATCAGTAAAACCTGCAGTATTTCCAAGAGTTAAGTTAGCACCACCAGTTGCTGTAGTTGCACTGATATTATAATCAGCACCAGGAATCGCACTTACATCTGTCCAATATAGATTACCATTACCGTCAGTGACAAGAACTTGATCTGTAGTTCCATCTGGTAGTGGGAATGTGTAGTTAGGTAAACTTAATGTACTCTGTAGGGTGACTTCACCAATTAATAAACTTGTTCCTTGAACAGTTAAATTACCACCTACATTTAAATTACCTGTAATAGTTCCAGCTCCTGCGTTAGGAACTAGTAGTCCGCTTGCGTTGTACAGCGTTGTAAAGTTGCTTGAACTTACTTCACCTGTATTCGCAGTTGATTCGTATAAACTTGGCATGCTTTAATCCTTATTTGATATTGTATTGGCGATACTGACGAGGTTGCCATACTGAAGTCAATCTTGTATGACCTCCACTCCACTTACCTAAACTGTTTTGATCTTCAACTGTATCGCATGCACTTCTGAATTTTGCTTCAAAAGTTGCTGCATCAGCTTCGTTGTGTCGCTTAATATAGTATTCACGCAGTGTAGAATAAATGTATCCTTCAGGCCATGTTTGTAATACAGGATTTGTTTGTGTGACTAAATCTGTAAGTGTAATGTCTGTAATATTACCTACTGTAGGAATAGTACCACCTGTGACGGTGACTGTTAGTTGTGTTGAACTATCAACTGACACTACATCAATAATACCACCATTACTAATAGTACCAGTTCCATCAGTAGCTGTTAATCGGTCACCAACATTTACACCTGCAGTATCTGTAAGTCCTGTAATAACTACTGTCCAAGGACTAGTTGCTCCAGTCACTGTTGAAACTGTACCAACTGCACTAACTAAGATATCTGCTACAGGAGCAAACAACAACGGCCATGCTTTATAGTAATACATATTAACCAAATCACCTGATGCAGCGTAAGGTAAGAATTTATACTTCTGTGCTACTTCAGAAAACTTACCACGAATAACTGCTGGCACATTTACTGGTTGTAGATACAACTGAGCAATCATACCTTGTGTAATAATATCTCTATCACCAATACGATCATACACAATCCAAGGACCTGTTTGACTACTTGCTCCATTACCTGGAGGAGTTTGAAATACTACGGTACCACTTACAGTACCAGTATTTGCCAAGCTTAATGTAATTGTTAATCCACCAGCTCCACCAACACTTACGATTGTTGCACCTGTTGCAATACCAGTACCGCTTACTAACATACCAGCACTCAGTGGTCGTGTTGTAGCTGCATTAATTACAATTGTTAATTGTCCATTTGTACCAGTTGCTAATGCACTTGTAATATATTGTGTACCCTGTTTAAAAAACAGAATAGGTTTATTCATATCACCTGGAATAGGAATGCCACCTTCTTCATCAACCACACCAATATATTGCGGGTCGTATGGATCGCTGCGTAAAGCGGGTAGCTCAATATTACGCATGCTTAATTCACCTAAGAATATACACTGTTTGATTTCTGCTGTATTAGTACTACCAGTAAAATCTTTAATGTAGTCTACAAGCGAATCTGCTGTTGGAATTACAAACATTTTTTAATGTCCTTTAAAATATTTCTTTTCACCCTTTTTCGTTGGGTATGGTACTGCAACTGGAATAGGCAATTTGCCACCAGGATAACAGACATACTCTGGATATTCTGTTTCTACTACACGATAAAACTGTGCTTTAAGTGTTCTATCATTTTTTAATGCATTCCACGGGATGCCATCAAAGTATTGATCGCTAATACGAATAGCAATAACACTAGGAAGATCCATCCATTTATATGTTAGTTTACCATCTTCACCGATAGGTGCTAATGGATCTATCATACCTGCTTCAGCAGTTTTTCTATATTGTCTTACAGCTGCTTTAATAGTCTCTGTATTCTTTTGTTCGCGTTTAATGTAGAACTTACCATCTTCACGCCCAGTAGTAATAGCTATATTACCACTTTGATTAGATGATGTGCGTTGCCAATCACCTTTCATGCTATGATATAGGTCATCATTCTGTAGCAGTTTGTCTGCCATACCATTATGACTTGTAATCATTCCACCACTATCTTGGCGATAGTAATCCCAATTCTTTTCTGGGTCTGTGTTGTCTAAGTATTCGGGTTTGTTTATATTACTCATATTGTTATTTATTGTTTTCAATCTTACATATAAGAAAAGGACCCGCAGGTCCTTTTCTATTGTACACCTAAATCTGTTAAGAATTAAGGTGTGACATCGCCTGCACCTTGGTTTACACGCTGAACGTATGCTGCTGGACGAGCACCTGGTAAAGCAGCTTGTGCATCTGTTCCTGCTTCAATGTTGTTTAGAATACCAACACCGGCTGGATTACGGACGATCAAGCAGCCCTCCATAATAAATTGGTCCAAGCTTGCATCGGCGTTGCTAAACACCTCGTTATTGGGACCAAGATCTCGTAGAGAACCCCATTGAACAACGTCTTCGTTTAAGAAGTAGATTGCATTTGCATTTACTTGGTCCATGATCCAAGAATCAAAGATTTCGTAAGTGTAGTTGAAGTCACCTTCATAAGTCTGGATTGTATCACCACGAGCTGAATCAACACGGTTGATACCTCTGCTTTGTGGCATGTTGTCTGATAGACTTGTGCGTAAAGAAGTAGGAGCAACTACAGTGCGAATCTTAGCGTTGTAGCGTTGTTCAGCAACTGTGACCAATTGCTTATATAACGCAGGACTAAATTTCTGTAGTGTGAATGTACCAGTATAGAACTGACTACCTTGAGCGGCAATATTAAATGCACCAACACTTGCTGTAGAAGAGTCAGTAGACTCGTTGTTTGTGTTAGTAGTAATGTTTGCCAATGTACCACTTGTTGGGTTGTAAGATTGAGTACCAGCAAAAGCTGCTAATGAACCCATACGACGGCCTGTCTGACCAGGATAAGCACTTGTTGCAGTACCGGCTTGACCAGCATACTTAGTACCGATTTGGTCATTACGAACCAATTGCATTTCAACGTCAAACATTAATTCAATTAATTGCTTAACTTCTTGATATGCTTGTGGATCACCACCAGATTGCATTACAGCGCGAGCAGTTCCAGAAGCAGCAATAACTGTACTGAAAATCTGTGTGTAATTACCTAAGTTATAACGCTGATTGTTTTCTGCTTGAGAAGTATTAACAGCTGCGCCTTCAACTTGAGCTTGTACTGTAGGAGCGCGATAAATGTCATCAGTCCACAATGGTAGTGTGCTGTTAACTTTACGCTTCTTTGACATACACATGTTTAAAACTGGTGTGTCGTCCTTAACTCTGTTGGATACATCTAGATCCAAGTCTTTAACTACGATGTCAGATCCGTATGCTGTTGTTCCATTACCGATCTGCGAAGTTGTGATTTCTGCCATGATATTATTTCCTTAAAATATATTATCTCCTACCGCCACGAATACTCTGTAGTCGTTGCATTAGTAGGTTATCGCCAGCTTTCTTATCGCCGGCTTTGGCTTGTTCACGAAGTTTTTCAATATTACTATCTTGACCTTTGTTGGAATTGGTTGAACCTTTTCTATTAGTCAACGCAGCCATACTTGCTCCAGCTGTTTTAGTACTTGGCTTATCGCGATAGCGTAATCCATCTCGTACTAAACTTAACAATGCCTCATCACCTGCGATGAGATCAATGTTTGGAATTCCCGGCACTATTTGTCGTTTCGCTCCAGGGTATGCTTTTTCAATCTTCTCACGGAGTTCATTGTATACATACTCATTTCGTAATTCCTTATCTTGGAAATTCTTACGAGCTGTAGTTAAAGCTTCACCTACTTGCTGACTACGAATTTGTTTAAACTGTTCAATAGCAGGTTGCAAACGATTAATACTCTTTTGCTGTTGTCTAATGTACTGTTCATTCTGTGCCATATTAGCTTGGATCCGCGCAATCTGCGTAGGATCTGTTGCTCTTGCCAACTGCTGCTGAAAAGTATTCTGATATTGTTGTGTTTTAACAATTTCTTCATATGCTTTTTTCAACTTAGGTTGAACTGTAAATTCCATTGCTAGTGTAAGTTGATCTTGGCGTGCTTTTGCTTCATTGACATATTCGTCAAATTCGGCTCGTTCCACCTTCAACTGTCTTGCTTCTTCGTGTATTGCTGATCCTTGACCAAGAATTGCTGCGGCTTTCTTAGCGTCAATAATAACTTCTTTGCCATTCTTCATGAACTTGAATTTTGCTTTAGGATTACTATCAGCAAATTCTAAGAAGTCAATTAATTCGTCGCTAGTACTATCATTACTATCAGCGCTTACCTCTTCAGGGGCTGCTGCTTCTTGATTGTCGCTACCATAATCTTCGTTGTCGGTATCACCAACTTCGGCACCGTCTGGCGCCACAGAGGTTGAGTCTGCTGCCGCATTATCTTCTCCTGTTGCAGTGGTTTCTGCTTGCTTTCTAATCAGATTACGCTGTGTGTTTTCACGCATTGCGGTCATCTTAGCTGCGATTGATGCATCACTTACTGCACTTTGATTAGTGACCGCACCACTATCGGTGTTAGGACTTATCGTTGTTTCCATTTATCTTCCTTGTTTAAGTATTGGGTACTTCATTAGTATTACCAATACGGTTCTTTAAGTAAACAGACCTTTTAAGACTGTTTACAAAGTTATCAATACCTGCGAGTTCATTACTTAATGCAACTCTACGAGCATTGTCGTCTGGCGAATGACTGCGAATGGCCGCAAGTTCATCTGCCAAACTAAATTTAAAATGATGAACAAACATTGCTAAATCTTTGTTCTTCAATAATGCTTCAGCAAGACTACCATAATGTCTAACTTGATCCTTCTGGGATGGTGTTAGTTTATTAGGTTGACTTGTATCAACCGTCAGTCTGCTGTTATAAAAATCTACTGTATCTATTTCAATCATATGCTATTCTGTATAGTTTTATTTATTAAGAGTAAACTTTAGGGTCACCCATTGCCAATGCCATAAAGTCCATCTGACTTTCAGCATCTTCACCTGCAACTTCTGCTGCGATCTGTTGTGCTCTTGCTTGTGCCAATTCTGCATCTGCAAGATACTTCTTGTCTTGTGCAGGAGGTTGTTTATTCTTCTGAGCTTCTTGTGATTGTTTAATCATTTGTGCAATTTCTTCATCACTTGGTAAGTATGCATCACAATCTTTAACACCTAATGTATATAAAGTATCAGCATAAGGCTTCTTAACTTTCTTATACATTTCAGGAGTCATAATGCCTTGTTGAACCATACCTTGTGTTGCAGCAATTAAACCAGTCTGACATTTTTGGATTAGTTGTAATCTATTCAAACTGTTTTCTTCACTATTCATACCTAACGCAAGTTCTAGAGTTAGTTGTTTACGATCTGTCATAGATGACATTTCATCCCATGCAACATAATCCATAAACTCAGGTTTCTTATCAGGACGGCATTGTGCTGCTAATTTCTTAACACCAAAATCATCACCATATTGTATTAGAGTACGCCATACTAAGTATAACGCTTCTTTAAGACCTTCTGCCGCATTTCTTACTGTATTATCCTGTATGATTTGATTAGGACTTAGTGCCATTTGCAATTTAACACCACTATTACCAGGTGCCATGACTTCTGGATTGAATACATCTTGAGGTGTAGTCATACCAACCATGGCCATCGTATCTTGTTGAATACGATTCATACCTGTTTCCAAGAAGTTTAAATTACCAGATGGAGGAGGAATTTGATAAATGTCTTTGGCTGGATCAAACTTACTAGTTAATATAAAGATAGCAGCTTCACCATCTTGCAACATTTCAAAGTCTAAGTGGTCAGGATTAACACCAATACGAGGAGTAGCTGTTAGTAGACCTAATTGAATTTCAGCACGAGCAGCTGATGTAGCATATTCCTGCATAGGAATAACACTTTCTGCAATACTCATTCCGTAGAAGTTTCCAGGTAGTGGTTTTGGACACATACTAGCAACAGGAATAAACTCTACTTCTCTTGCACTAATGATATAACTACCACTATAGATTAATTCTACTAATTCTAATTCACCATCACCATCAATGTCATATCTATTCCATACGGTGACAATAGATACTTGACGAGAATCTGGATCTGCTGATGAAGCACTATTAACAGGAATACCCATAACAGGAACAGAATCGCGAGCATGAATAGCCAAGTTGTTTAATACACTACCTGCTTGATAGGCACCATTCATATTGTATTCTGCAAATTCACGGAAGTTATCTAAGTCACCATGTATACTTGGATATAAATCATAGGCTTCTTGAATCGTCATAGGATCATAAAAACCACAGAATGGTTGATCCTTCATTTCAGGAACAGTAGGATCGCAAATCCAATAGTGTTGTGCAATAGGATGAAACTTAATATTCATTGCATAACCTGTCACTTTGTACTTTGCTTTATATATTGTATTACGAGTAATTGCTTCGTTGATAATATCTTCTTGACCTGTGACTTGCTTGTCAAACACTTCCATTTGACCAGTAGCTAATTCAGCATAGTTGCCATCTTCATCCATATTGCGCATAGATGCAACATGCTTATCTACTAATTCATTTGCTAATTCTGATTGTTGTCCACCTAATAGTTGTTTGATTTCAGCCATTGCCTTGTCCATCATAACATTTACTTGACGCTTGCTTTGGCGTAGAGTTGTCAAGCCAGATTCTGCAGCTTGTAATTCAAATGCTTTTAGTTGGTCATTGGTACCTTCACTCTCTACATAGCGTGTGACAAATTCTCGTACAGGTTTAATCATCATCATACCATTCTTATGCATGGCAGAATCCATAACCCAGCGTTCTAAAATAAAGTGTGGGTCATTCATTTGGTTGACAACCTTGCTGACCATTTCAGTAGCTTGTCTTGCGGCTACTTCATCCCATTCTCCGTCTGGTACAAACTCAAAGTTAATTTCGCCATTAGGCATTAAACCTTTAGCAATAACTGCTGTAGCATAATCTACAACAGGTTTAACTGTTGGATGTATGTAATCAATACCATTAACTGGTGCGGTGCTGTCCGTGACAGCTAAACACAAATAGTGATAGTCACTTGCGCGATTAACTGCATTCTTTGTACCTAGATAACGCAAGTAGGATGCCATTTTAACATCCATCAGATTTTTCATTCGCACAAAGTTGGCATTAATCTTCTTATTCTGATTAATGTCCTGCACTGGGATATTTTTAATATCAAGCATTGTAATGTAGTCCTTTAACTAATATCTTATTTAGCATTTAATAATATTCACCTGGAATTATGATGCGAGGTTGGCTGTCTAATACCTTTTTTGCATAAGCTCTAGCAACTTGTAGATCACAAGCTTGGCAGTATTGCGATTCATCTTCATCATCAAACTCATATATTGTATGTGGCACTTTAATTGCCATCATAGTTATTTCAAATGTCTTTGCATGTCTTTCACACATAATCAGCGGAGGTTGTTCTCCAGCCGTTGTTAAAAAACGTCCTGTCTTTTCCATATCTTATCCTTGTGGGTTATATGCTTTCTTCCAAGCTGGTAAGTTAGACTCATCTCTTGGCTTATAATATTTATCTCTTTGCGCAGCCATACGTTGCTGTGGAGTACGGTTATCCCATGGTTCTGCAACACCTTGTAAGCAAGCTAGAAGGGCATAACGAGCACTATCAATTGTATCATCTGGATCAGAGAAACGACCTTTCTCATCTACATAGTAGTTTTGAGCATCGCTTAGGAATTGGGTACAGTTCTCATTAACCATTAAACTACCAACTTCTAACATCTGACGCATTTGATTAATACCATAACTCTTGTGATTGGTCACTCGTCCTTCTGCATCAGGCGGATTCATGATTGCTTTATGATATACATTAAGCTCATACGATTCAAATAGTTCTCTAATGCTGCTTGCACTCATAGTATAACGACCTTGTGTATTAGCATCTGCAGGTAAGACAATAGGTGTACCAAATACTTCTGGTCTTAATAGATGATTAATATACTGACTAGGTACCGCTTCTTCAATCCCTTTCACACATATTTGTTTATGTAAATATGCTGTTCTTTCATACGGCTCCCAATACATTAATGTAATAACTGTCTGGTCATTCACTAGACCCAAGTCAAGCGCAATAACTCGCTGTATATTTGGTATGCGGCCAAAGTCAATTTGACCAGTAGTATATGTAGGCCAATGACGAAGTTGGAATACAGCACCCTTACCCATAACTGGTTTACCAGCAATACGAGCTTCTCGTTCATGTGGCAAATAATCACGCTCTAATTGACGGCGAGTTTCTTTTAACAGGAATGGTTCACCCCATGGATCGTACTCAGGTACATCATCCCAAGCTACGCGAATAAATTCATAACCTTCTTCTTTATTCCAGAATTTAGATACTAATCCATTAAGACCTTTAAGTGGTGTAAATGAACATAGTACCTTACCCTGTGTAGTAGCAGTACGAGTGACAATCTCAGAAAAGAAATCATCTGGTGGTTGCTCATCAAATACTGCTAGGTTTAGTTTGAAACCTTGTAGTTGGCGTACCTCTTGCGTATAATTTGCAAAGAGAAGATAGCTGTTTGAACCCGATATATGCTTGATTTCAAGACCAATACAGTTAGCTCCATCATTCCGCATAGTATTAGTAATAATACAATCACGAGGGATAGCACCTGTGCCCAAGTTTTCTGTAATCTTAACATCTTGTGTTCCTATTAATTCATTTTGTAATACCAATGCAACTTGAGCCCATCCTTCACCTGCAACCATACAAGTAATAGGTTTATTAAAGCGATAACCTTCCCACCAATCAGGATACAATCCTGTCAAGTGGTAGGCAGTTTCATAACATGTACTAACAGTCTTACCAATACGGTTAGCAGCAAGAATACCACGGCGTTCGCTATCACCAGTCTTGAAGAATTCAAATTGGTGAGCAAAAGGCCTAAAGTACTTTAGTTGATTATACTTCATATCATCGGCCACTTCAATTACAAGATCTTGTAGTTGATTTTGTAAGTCGGTTGGCCACATTTTATATGACGCAATCTCAGTATTGTTTGAGTCTAAAGCATAACGCAAGGCACGAGCCATAAGCGTTTCTGTTCCAATCATATTACCTCTGGAATTCTATTAATGTAGATATAAAGTGTTCTAGGTCAATATCATCTAAAGTAATATGAAAATTACCTACATCACGACCATCTTCTGTGCGAAGTAAAGTAATGAATAGGTTATCACCATACCACTTACCAAGTATATCAACTTTTGTGGTGTCATGCTTTGTTAAGTTCATTACCTGTCTCCATAGGATAAGCGTGATGTAAGTGTGCAAGTTTATCTAATGCTACAGTTAAATCACGAATTTCTTCTGCAGTACAATTCCATGTTGTTGGATCAGACAAGTCAGTTGGCTTCTTGGTTAGAATAGCTTGTAGTCGTTCTGCAGTTAGTCTCATGCAGTGTTCAATCTGACCTGGAAAGCGTTTTAAAAACGCATCTCTATGTGCACCATTTACTTTTTGCATGATAAGCGTATCTCTTACAATACGCTCTTGCTGTGCTTGATGGATCATACCATCACGAGCTTCGTTGTTCATTCTAAGTCCCAAGGATTACTTGCAACAGCGCTATTCAAACTTGCAAATTCACGATCAACCCATGTATCCCAGTGATTTGACTTATTGACCTTCATTGTTTGCATCATGGCTCGTAGTTTACGACCTTGTGGAGTTAAACTTCCATCTTCACGCATAACAGTTTGTTCACCAGTACGAGGATCAACCCATTTAATAATCTCTGGACGCTCACGACCATACTTGTCTAGTTTCATGCCATGTGGACGTTGTGCAACAGGTCCTAGGATCTCATAACTGATTTCACCTGTCTTGTATTTGCGGAAGATAACACTTACTTTCTTATCTTGCATTCGTGCTTCAAAGTCAGGATGTGGAATAGTGTTAGTCACAAAGTAGTTTTGAACTTGATCAATATCTGGTAGATTTTTATCTTTCTCAGGTACTGGTTTTAAGTCATCAACAGGAACTAATTCAGTTCTGTCAATATAGGGATTATCACCACCAACGAATTTAAGATCTACTTCAAGGCCATTAAGCACATCCATAGCTACTTGATATTTTAACTTATTGGCACGGCCTTTTAAGTTTAAGACAATCCCTGTCTCATCAAATACAAATCTCTCAAGTTCTTTCGCCGTGGGAAAGTCAGTCATAAGACCGTCCATGTCAAAGTCTGCAGCGCCTAACGATTTAGGTACTACAGCAGGAACAGGTTCTTTGTCAACTGGAATTACGGGAGCTTTATCGTCCCATGGATTTACCTCTACTGCTACTACAGGAGGCGTTAAATTTTTCTTACTCATTTCATTTCCTTATACTATAGGGAGACTAATGTCTCCCTTTATTTACACATTACTTCTTAGGTGGTTTGCCGTTAGCAACAGTAGGGTTCTTTTTAGGACCTGTATTAGTATTACTACTAATACCTTCTAAAGCAGGATTACTCTTACTTGCTGTACCACGACCACGCATTTCAAGTGCGTCTGTGACCATCTTAGCTAGCGATGATTTCTCACCGCTAGATGTAGACTTTGCTTTTTCAAAGTCTGCTCGCTTAGAACCTGTAGCAACATTACCTGTTGTAGGTCCGCGTTTCTGGTTAATATCTTTATTACCTTGTGGATTAGTTGATTTCATTTTGTTTTCCTTTTATGGTGTTGGTTCAGTAATTGCTACTTCGTCAAATGTTGTATATTGACCTGCGTTTGCAGTTGCTGTTGTAAATGCAGAACTATCAACGGTTTCAGTTAATGCTTCGTCTGTATATAGAGCAAATGTATTAGCTGTTAACACATCAACATAATATGCATTAGTACCATTAACACCAGCTGTTAATAATTGGTTCATACCAGTGACTGCTGTTGGAGTTGTTGTAGCACCAGTTGTATTACCAGTGACAACATAACTTGTACTTACTACACCACTAATTACTGTGTATTCAATTGCTGTTGGTAGTACATTTGTAATAAGACCAGTTGCAGCACTTGTTGCTTGTGTGAATGTTTCACCAGCTTGGAATTCTGCAGTGCTGCTTGTGAATGTAAACTTATTGCCAGGATTAGTGAATAAGATAACACCTTCGTCAGCTAGTGTAATTGGCATTGTAGTGACTGCAGGTAATGAGATGTTAGTCACAGTACCAGCTGTTGGGATTGTTCCACCAACTTTGTAAATTGTAATACTCTTATTACCAGAAACTCTAGCAACTCTTACTACACCACCTGCTGCGAAAGTACCACTACCAGCTGTAGAAGTAATATTACTACCTGAAACTAAACCAGCTACTGAAGCCATGTTTGTGATTTCTGCTGTCCATGGTGCATTTGCTGTACCACTACCGGTGACTGTACCTATTGTACCAGTTGCACTAACAATAGTTGCTGTGACTGGAACTGTGACCACTGCTGGATCTGCTTTTGTAATACTTGCAATTGGATTTGCGTATAAATTTGGAATAATATCCGTTCTGATGACTGTCATGTTTATTCTCCTATGGGTGTAATGACGATTATTGCTGTGCTATCATTAGTGATACCACTGATAACACAACTTCCGGTGCCATCATTAAATGCTGAACTTGCTACATTACCACCTTGTGCAATTAGTTCTACAACTACTGAACTAAATGGTGCAATAAAGAAGCAATTACCTATTGTACTAGAACCAGGAACTGTAATTGTTCCTGCGGCTGTAGCAACCTTGACGAATACGCCAGTGCTGTTGCTAATGTTGTCAATTTTAATATAACGAGGTTGCGCGCCATTTGGTAATGGATTACGAACAATATCCCAAGTTAAGTTTGCTTGAGTTGTAGAACAACCTAATGCTAAGTTGTCTAAGACATTACTGATTTGCATTATAGTTGATTTCCTTTAGTAGGACCACGACCAAAGTTAAATGTTTCTTTACCAGTTTTTGGCATTGCTGTAGTAGCACCATCACCTACTGCTTGGCGTTGTTGTGATTTACCAGCAAACATTTCTTTACCGCAACTTGGCATTGATGTTCCGCCACCAGTAGGTCCACGACCTTTATTGATTAGCGCATCAGAATTTGTTTTAGTATGTTGATTGCCACTATACTTATTTGTGCCACGACTAAATCCTGGTTCAGAGGCGCCAGTGGCTGGGTTTACTTTTTCAAATTTCATTTTGATTTTCCTTTTTTAGCCGTTTTGGCATATTGTTATTTATCGGTTTCTACACCAGTAAGTTTAGCAAGAGCTTCTGCAAATGCTAGCTTTTTAGCTTCAACCGCGTCAGCACTATCAGTGACTTCAATTTTAGCTAAACTATTCATTACTTTATTTAGTATAAGGTTATGATACTTTAGTAGTAGTTGTTTATCATGACTATCTCTTGCTTCTAAGAAGTCCTGTATTAATAACTGCTCATATTCTTGTTTTGATTGGGCGTGAACTTGGCTTAGCAATCCTTCAATTGTAATAAGGTTCTTACCGCCAGGTTTACGACCAGCACCTGGTCTGGCTCCACCCATTTTCTTTACTTTGTTTTCTTTCTGTTCCATACTTTATTTATTAAATAAATACTCTATTAATAGGAAATGAAATGCAATACACTTGGAAACTCGCTACTCCTGCTGACAGCCAGGATATAATGAATCTGAACCTGATGGTTCAATATGAAGTAGATACTATCTTTAACTTCAACCCTAATGTGTTATCACACCACATTGTCTCTGCGCTCGTAAATCAATTCTACTCTGGTAGAAGCGACCTAATTGCAACTGCAAGAGATGAAAACAATCGTTTGTTAGCATACACTTGGGTTAAGACCGGAGAACACAGCATGTGGAGCAACGAAGAAGTTGCTACAGTGCGAATGGCTCATGTAGACCCTAACCTAAGTGTTCGTCGTCGTATATTACTGCTAGATGAGATGATTGAGTTATGGGAAAGATTCGCACAACTTCATGATATACCTATCATCCATAGCAACACACTGCGACAAGAACAAGCAGTATTCCTTAAACTACATAGTAGAGCAGGTTATATTATAAGAGGAAGTGTTGCTTATAAGCGAACAAACTTATTATATAAACCTACTAAACTATTCTAATGTTGACCTATACATCCAAATATGTTTCTCTAGAGCTAGAACACGATCTTGTGCATAATTTGCAATCTGATCTTGTCCTTCTTCTGTAGCAATACCAATTAATTCACGGTGTTCTGTTGCTAGATACTCTAGGTCTTCCATACCTGCTTGTATTAATTCGTCTGCTGTACCTTCAATAGCATCTGTATCCAGATTGCTTTCATCAATGATTGCACCAATGTCGTTAGGCATAAATTCTTCTAGTGTGCGTAGTAATTCACCTAATGTATCAATCTGACTCTGTAAGTCTTCATAAGTCTTTTGTAGTAGCTTATGATCGCTTGCAAAGTTGCGACCTACGATGTTTACATGTGCAGCATGACTACGAAAGTATGCTACGAAGTTGTCTCTAAAAATTTGTTGTAATGCTTCTACTGTTGTCATATTATTGTTGTCCTGGTGCTACTGGTCCTAAGACCCTACTTGCAGCTTTTTGTCGCAAGCCTGATTTTACTAGAGCTTCTAAGTTTGCTCTACCACCGTAAATATTTATAGTGCGAGCATCATCACTTTGAAGTAGATTACTTGCTTCTTGTGGAGTTAGCGGTTGAGGTGTAGGTCTATTAAGCATACCTTTAAATGCTTGCTCTGCTCGTTGTCCTTCACCACTTGCTAGTCTTCCACCTAAATCTGTTTCTCTTGCTAACTGACCAGCATCATATACACTCATTGCCATACCTGCAGGACCTGCTATTCTTGCTGCGCCTTTTAATAGAGGACTTACAACTTTCATTGCTTGTTGTCCATATGTAGGAACAGTCTTTAAGTATGCTTGTGCAGCTTGTGCAAATTCTGGATTAGCAGCCATTGCAGCTTTACCTTCAGCGCTACTTAACATATTACGAACAGCGTTATTACCTGCACCAGGTGCTTTTTCACCACCTGCAAAAGGACCATAAGCTTCAGTTAATGTTTTACCAAGTCCAGCTGGATCATTCTTATACAACGCTCTCTTCATAGCATTATATGCATCTTTAGTTTGTTCGCCTTTACTTAATTCTTGACTAACACCCATAGCACCTTCTTTACCAGCTTTTAACTTGTCATAAGCACCCATAACTTGTTGACCACCTGCAATAGGAGGAAATCCCATTGTAGCAACACCTGCAGCATCAATTAGTGGTGCCATAATAGGTCTTGCTTTATAGATATCAGCAGTTTTACTTAGGCCTTCTTTTGCTACATTAAGATAAGGAGCTGCACCAGCTTTTACAGCTTGACCAAGTTCTTTCATACCTGTTGGACCAGCACCATAGCCAGTCACAGAAGGAGCAACAGCACCTATCATACCTGCACCTTCATCTGGTTTAACTGGTCCTTTGGTAGATGCATTAAGTTGTTTAAGTAATTCAGGATCGTCAATATAACCATCACCCTTGTTGAGTTCAGCTAATGTTGCTTCATCTTCAACATACTCTTCTTTTTTCTTTTCTTGCGATGCACCATTCAACTGTGCTAGCAATTCAGGATCGGTTATATAGTCGCTCATTTCTTTTTCCATCCTTTACCATCATAGACATAAGTCACACCACCAATAATCTTACTAGTGCCACCTGGAATAGATGGAGGAGGAGCGACAGGAGCAGGAGTCTGTTCCATCGGTCCTTTACGACCACCACTAGCAGCTTGTTCTTTATTGAATTTTAGTTTATTGTTTAAGTCAGTCTTTGCAGTATCTAACCATTCTCTTACACGCTCTGGACTATCATCAATTGTAGGTTTACCTGCTGTATAGAATTCCAAATCTTTATCTGTCATCTTACCTAGATTTGCTCTTTCTAGTACAACACCATTAATAGCTTCCATTACATCTTGTGTATTACGAGCATCTTCAGTATCAAAGAATCGTCCAACTTTCTGAGCTGCACTTCCACTTAATTCACCTTTGCGTAATCCACCACCAGCAGCACCAAAGTTTGTAGTACCTTTATCTAAGTGTTTAACAGCTTTGTCAATCTTATTCATATTAACTATTGTCTGTGGAGATGCTGCAACAGCTTCAGCAGCTTCTGTAGCAATCTTCTTAGCTGCGGCTTGTTGAGTTTCTCTTACTGATTTCTCTTCTTCTTTACGCTTATTGATTTCATTTAGCGTTGGAGGACGAGCTGCAGCTTCAGGAGATACAGGAGCAGCAACACCACCACCTTCTGGAGCAACTGGAGCTGCTACATTACCAGTAGGAGTAGCGGCTGCAGCAGGAGCAGCTGTTTGTGTAGCTGCAGCTTGAGGAGGAGCTGCTCGTTCACTAGTTAATGTACCATCGCTATTTAATCCCATTTGTTGCATTGTTGGTGGTGGTAAACCTTCAGCAACAAACGCTTTGGCTGTATCGTTGTATATACTTAAACGATCTTTTGCTTTTGCTTTAGTTAAATCATTACTTAATTGTGTTTGTAAGACTGCCAAACGATTAGTTTGTTCAGTAGTCATGTTCTC